CGGTGGTAGTGGTATCGTAATAATAAAGTACAAGTATCAGTAGGGGAAAACATGGCACATTTCGCACAGATAGATTCGAGCAATATCGTTACCCAAGTAATTGTGCTGAACAACTCAGATGCACCTAACGAGGAGGCAGGTATATCGTTCTGCCAAGCCTTGTTCGGGGCAAGTACAAACTGGGTGCAGACCAGTTATAACGACAATATTCGGTTTCGGTATGCTAGCACTGGAATGAAGTACGACTCATCTAACGATGTATTTTATCCTCAGCAACCTTACCCGTCTTGGACTCTGAATACCACTCTATGGGCATGGGAGCCGCCTGTAGCCATGCCTGATGACGCAGGTTGGGACAGTGAAGACAATCCAACCGAATGGGTAGCATATGATTGGGATGAAGACTCGACATCATGGGCGAATAGAACGGTAACAGCACTATCGGGAGAGTAGGTGTATAATTAATGAATCTAAACAAACGTAAGGAGATAAGATCATGCCAGATGTAACAGTAGAATTTACAGATGCACAATGGACAAGGGTAGTAGCCGCTTCACCCGGTCTAAAACGTGTAGATGAGGTCGGGGATGTAGATGCGGCTTACGTAGCTGCTAAATGGAAAGCCATGCTAAGTAGCTGGGTAAAGGAATACGAACGGAAGCAAGCTTCAATATCTGATTTCTAATGAAGTTTAAAAATAGAGTTGTCCGTTTACGCAAGAACAATCCGTTTATGCGTGTCTCGGAGATAGCGGTGGAGCTAGGTGCCACAAAGCAAAGGGTGTGGAATGTTTTAAACCGTAGGGACTTAGACACAAATCCACCCAAACTTAAACCACTTCTTTACTGCTTAGTTTGTGATACCGCAATAATAAACAAGCAGAAGAAACGCCCTTTATGCTCTAAAGACTGTGCAACTAGATATAGGTACATAAAACTGTCCTGTGACTATTGCACTTCGACCGTTTATAGGTTAAAATCAGAAGTGCGCCGTGCCCAAGACTTGAAATATAGACACGCATTCTGTAACATGCGATGTTGCAACAAATACAGGAAGGAGCAGTACATTGGAAATTGATGACGCTTTAATTAAACAGTGGGAACCTAAAATAACTAGAATGACATCAACGTACACAATTGCTGGACTTCACAGAGACGATTTAGCACAAGAGTTGCGTATATGCATTTTAAAGGCAGCCAAAAAGTTTGACCCAAGTAGAAATGTTACTTTCCACACCTACCTACATACAACTATGGTAAACACGATCCGCACTTTAGCAACTAAATCTAAACGTAACCTTAATAATGAAGCCTCCTATTTAGGGCAAAGTTTTGGCGCAGATACATCACCGGGAGATTCCCCGAACAAAGCCCTCTCGCAAGAACTTCTTTTACAGGAACCTAAAGACTGGCTAGAACTAGTAGAAGTAAAAGATTTAATAGTTTCTTTCAAGCTAACCGAACCAGAGATAGCGTTTCTAGTTCTGCGCCAATCAGGGCACTCTCTAAAAGAAATCCACGCAAAGTTCGAGACAAGGTTTCCTACTAACTCATTATCGTCAGTGAGGGAACATGTTAAACAAAAATTCCTTCAGTATAGAGTTTAAAAACTCCCCCACGCTGTATAAAGTATTCAGCCACTTTTATAAAGAAAAGTTTAACGCCGACTATAAAAGCCCAACATTTATAGGGCGTGAAACTAAAGCCCTGAAAGAAGCGATTGCATCCTTTGGGTTCAACTCGTTAGTAGGGGCTTTTTACGGAGGAGTGAAACGGGGTCATAAAGACGTACATATAATGTATGTTCTGGGCGGAATAGATTCCTACTTACCTACTTGCCAACGTACAGACCTGTATGCTAGTGTATTACTATACGGAGATTCTAAAATTAGACATCTTTGGAGAACTGTCATACATTTGGAAACTAAGTGGTTCCCAACTGCATCAGACAAACAGAAATTAGCGAAAGCTATCGAGACGCTGGAGAAGTGGAATGACATCAATTGACAAAGCAAAAGAGATACCCTACACTGACTTAACAAGTCGTGCTGCACCGCAAGAAGGGCTCCTCCGAGTAGTTTCTCAAAACTCTAAGCTACGGAAAACTTGGGTGCTTGGAACGTATAAAACATACGTAGAGGCCAAATCGGTAGCAGATAAAGCCTCAGAACAATCAGGAATATCCGTGTTCGTGCATAACGCTTACGGTCGAATTCTATACTCAGTGAAGGATTAGAACAGAATGAACAGTGATAGCTTTAATTTTATAGAGTCCGCCTTAATTTTTAATTTGTGTGACACCGCCAACTATAAAGCTTTCAGGCACCCCCAAACCGATTTTGTTGTGCATAAAGACGCTTATATGTTTTTACAGCAGTACTTAGATGAGTACAGGGATTTCCCTACTCACGCCGTGCTTCTTGAGGAGTTCTCTAAACTTAGAAAAGATGCGTCCACAGTAGAATTTTCCTATGCTCAAGATGAGTTCAAGAAGCAGGTACTATTCAGGAAAGTGGTGTCAGCCTTTTCGGGTAATAAAGAAGAACTTAGCGAAAACCCTAAGAAAGCAATGGGTAAAATCCTTCACGATCTAAATGATATAGAAGTTCTCTATGATGAAGATGTTCAGGAATACGACACGGGCGACTTAGACAGGCTAGAGGATTGGAAAGAACGCCGTGATTTACGTAAGCTGGGCGAAGGTCTTATTGGGATAAAAACACCGTTTAAATCAATCAATTCTACGGGAGTGGGGTGGCAGCCGGGAGACCTCATCTCCGCATTTGCACGACCGACTGTAGGGAAGACATGGATGTGCGTAGATATCGCAGCAACGGCTACACTCAACGGGTACAAGACACTTCTTGTATCTACCGAAATGACTAAAAAATCTATTGATATGCGTATGGATGTAGTTATGGGTAATAAGAGCGGGTACAAACTGTCTCACAGGGCTTTGAGAACGGGCAGCCCAATTGACGAAGAGAAATATGCTGATTTTCTAACCGAGGTAAACAAAAAGAACTTATTGATCTGCGACCATATCAGCGGGGAAGATAGCATCTCTTTACATAGCATAGCTAATCTAATAAGAAAACACGCACCAGATATTACAGTGATTGACGGTGTTTATCTTATATCCACAGCGTCGAAGAACACGGCTTCATGGGAACAGAACCACAGCCTATTCTATGGTCTTAAAAACTTGGCTTTATCTCAAGACACTACTATTGTGGTATCTACTCAGGCTACGAGAGACGCATCAAATATGTTTGCGCCTCCCCGTGCCGACCAAGTAGCCTTTGGGGACGCTCTTATCCGTGCTTCTGACGTTGCTCTTTCCATGTGTATGGTAGAGGATGCTGATAATCTCAGATCAGTCCAATTTCAGAAGTACCGGGACGGGGACTTACCTGCCGATATGTGCACCTTTTTGTGGAATGTTGACGAGGGTGAAATAAAAGAAGTAGACGACGTTTTTTAGGAGGAAAGAAATGCAAGTATTGACATGGTTTAAGAGAAATGACGATGACGTTATCATCAAGACCGCCAAGAGTAAAGGTCCGGGGAATCCGTACCTATCTATTACGGTAGCTGATGTCCGCAAGGGCAAGATTACTGACTCTAACGGTTACGAGAATGAGGTGGTTCTGTTTGTTCGAGCTAACAAAGTAGAACGTAACGGGCGTAAGTAATGCTTGATTGGTCAGCCGTCTTGCTGAAGGCAGGGCTAAATACCCCAGTAGGGGTAGAGCAGTTCACTATAAGGTGTCCGTTTCATACTGACCAGCATGATTCATGCTCAATTAACACTGAAACAGGTTTATGGATATGCTTTCGGGGGTGCGGTCAAGGGAGTCTAAAGTCTTTTCTACGAAGGTACCTGAATTTATCAGGCGCTCAAGTAGATAAGTTCATAGGAGATCATGAGGTACTAATAGACACCTCATTCTTCGATGATATAAAGCTTGAACCACCCACACTTCCGGAAGTGCAATTCCCGTACAACACTAGTTTTGTGCCTGACTGGGTTTTTAACAGACAGTTCACAGTTAAAACTCTAAGGCGTTGGGAGTGTGGTATTACTGGGCAGGATGGGTTAGCTTTCCCTATAAGGGACGAACTAGCCCGTACTGTTGGGTGGGCGGTCAGGCGTAAGCGGGGGTTCCCAAAATACCTTTACAATCAGTCATTGAAAAAGTCTAAGTTACTATTTGGTGGGCACTTGATAAACGAGGCTCCCCTTATATACGTAACGGAAGGCCCATTAGATGCTATGTGGTTAGACCAGTACGGTTACCCTGCGGTAGCTATACTGGGTGCTTCTATGTCGAAAGCACAGGCGTCTTTACTACAGGACTTTTCAGTAGGCGAGGTAGTTTTATGTTTTGACAATGACGAAGCCGGTCAGATTGGGCTAGATAAGGCATTGACAGTCCTAGGGGACGGGGTTAGAGTTTCTTATGTAAAGATTCCAGAACCTTATAAGGATGTACAAGACATACGAGAGTATGCTACCCTTGACAGGGTTCTAAAAGATAGAAATTATTGGTAAAGGAGAAACCTATGGTAGGTATCGGTGGGATACAGAATAGAATAGATAAGCGTACTTCGTCGGAAACTTCGATGGAGCAACGTAAAGAGCTTTGGTTCAAAGACGGTGACCAAGCCTTTATGACCGTAGTAGCGTCTGGTGAGGAAGACGACCCGAAACTCGCAGACTACTGGATGTACACGTTCAACGAAGAAGGTCGATGGAACAGTGTCCTTGGTGGAGCGAACGGCCCTCTATCCACAGTACCAGAAGGCACTCGCCCTTCACACAGGTTCGGGTTCTGGGCGTACGTACACGACGTCCTTCATACAGACCGCAGGGTGGACACATGGGAAGCCGTCGAAGGCCCCGCTGGGCGCAAGTTGTACCGAGAGACTATAGAGGACTTCAAAGTTATTCCTCTTGCCTTCGGTCGCAGTAACTACATCTGGAACCAGCTTGTAGATGTGTACAATGACTGGGGCTGCCTAGACAAGGGTGTAGTACGAGTTCGTCGCACAGGTTCAGGAATGCAAGACACTTCATACACGGTAGTAGTAAGCCCTAGGGAATTAGATATTCCTAGTGACAGGCTTTCCGATTTGGATGACTTGGTTCCAGTAATGGATTACATGAATGAGCGGTACGGGATTTCTGAAAAGAAAGACTCCCCTGATGAAGTAGCGGTGCCAGATACCGCAGTACGCATTTCCGCTGCTTCGGATGACGACCTACCCTTCTAGTGGTAGTTGTAAACGCAGAAGGCTTCGCAACCGCAATCGAGTATCTCTCACAACATGATGAGTGGATAGTTGATTGTGAAACCAACGGCCTGCAAGCCTTGCGTGGCAACCAATTGTGCGGTGTTGGGGTGGGGGCAGGGGGTAAAACCTTCTACTTCCCATTTCGACACCGCACTCTTGGGAGCAACCTAGATAGCGACCTACTGCCTAAACTTATGGAGGTGATGAACACCTGCAAAACAATAGTAGGCTACAACCTTAAGTTTGATTTAAAATTCCTAGAAAAAGACGGTTTAGTAGTACCAGACAAAGCGCTGATAGATGTCATTGTTATGGTTCGGCTTACCGAGAGCACAACAGTAACCACACTGAATCTTACGGATACGCTTATACGGCGGTATGGCCCTGAAGCAGGAGCCTACGACATCGAAACTAAGCAGATTCTACGTAAGAATAAGTGGTTTGTAGACTTCTCTTTATGCCCCCCTGACATCCTAGGCCCTTACTGCGAGAAGGACGTTGAAGGCACATACAGGCTATACGTAGATTGTAAAGACAAGATTCTTCGCAGCGGGCAGGAGAAAGTGTGGGGCTTAGAGATTGATCTAACTAAAGTCTTATACAAGATGGAATGTACAGGCGTGTCAATTGATAGTAAGTATGTTGAAAGTTCTTTAGTTAGAATAAATAAGCGTAGCGAGGAAGTTTTAAAGACTATCCATAGCATCGCAGGGGAAGAATTCAACGTAGCGAGTTCTGCTCAGGTAGGCCAAATCTTCGCTAAGCTAGGCATACGCTCACCGCAGAAAACTACCAAAGGTGCTGACTCTTGGGCAGAAGGGGCACTAGTTCAGGTAAACCACCCTTTAGCGGGTTGGATTAGGCAGTACCGAACTCTTCTAAAGCTGGCCTCAACTTATATCGAACCGTACAGAGCTCTTGACACTATGCATACAACTTATGCAAATTGGGGCACTGTTACAGGGAGACTTTCATCAAGGGAGCCTAACCTACAAAATATCCCACGAAACCACTTCAAGTTACATGATGTCGAATTCAACACTGATGCCGAAATAGCGGAGATTCAGGGCAGGGTAGATGCGATAATAGCCGCCAAAGGCCAGAATACTTCTATGTCAGCTAAAAGTTTACGTAAAGATGTATTGCAAATATGGGGTTTTGTTGGTGATGAATCCCTAGACGAAAGTAACGACAAGCAGTTAGCTATCAGAAGGCTGTTCAAGCCTAGACCGGACCATTACCTAGTATCGTATGATTACTCACAAATGGAAGTCCGGATGTTTATGAACTACATAGACAACCCAGATATGCTTAACCTTATGAAACAAGGGGATGTGGACTTTCACGGGGAAGCGGCAAAGATAGCATTCAAGATAGACAAAGATCACCCAGAGTACAAGTTCTACAGGCAGCTAGCTAAAACCATAACCTTTGGAGTTATCTATGGCATCGGGAAAGATAAACTGGCTGGGCAGCTAAACACAAGCCCTAAAGAAGCTAGTAAATACAAGGCTGAGTACTTTAAGAATATTACGGGGTCTAAAAAGTTCTTCAATTCGGTAGTGCGTATGGTTGAGCAGAGGGGTTGGGTTAAGAGTAAATATAATCGAGTGTATAAGGTAGAGCGTAGCAAGGGTTACAAGGCGGTGAATTACCTAATTCAAGGGACTAGCGCCGACCTGCTAAGCGAGCGGATGAT